GGGATCAACCGTGGGGAAAGCCCACTCAATTTCAGCTTGGTCAAAAGCTACCGGCTCACTCATCTTCATCTGGTTCCTTTAATAAACTGTTAATAATGTCCAAGGCGTCTTGCAAGCCTTGATGTGTACCAACTAGCCTCTGATAAGCCTCCCAAGTAGGAGCGTGCCCTTGTGCAAGGCTTCTCTGGATCTTGGATTGCTCATCTTTCAGCAGGTCGATCAGCTCAGATACATACCTCATGCGTTGGATTTATCAACGCCCTTACCGCTGAAGTTACCGTGATCACTGTTAGCCTCAGGCATCGTTGCCGACCCCTGCTCCTTCAGTTCACTGCCGGTAATCCAAGCACCCGCCGCCATACGGTGATGTTGCTTGACAGCTTCGGATTGCTCGTCTTTCTCAGTAGTAGCCATTACAGCCTCCCTAAGTTACGTTGTGCTGCTTCTTGCAGCGAGATAGCAGTGTCTTCCTGCTCCTTACGTAGCCGATCCGCATCGAAGCTAATCTTTGCGGTGGCAATACGCTCTTTCGTGAGGTTGTCCTCAGCATTCTTTGCAATATCAATCTGCTGCTCGTCCTTCTTCAACTGGACATCAGCCTGATCCCTAGCCGCTCTGCGCTGCGTCTCAGCCAACGAGCTCTCCAGCACCGCCTGAGCCTGTGGATCAGCCAGCAACCGCTTCTGCATCTCAGCCTGAGCCTGTGTCATCTGCTGCAACTGCTGGCTCAACTGTTGCAATACAGGCATCACCTGCTCAAATACCTGCTGGCTATCTATCGCCACATGCTGCGAAGCAACAGCCACCGTCCGATCAATCTCTTTCGGCGTATCCAGCTCAGCGTACTTCCTCAAGTTGATCTTCGTGCCAGATGTTGCATATTGATTAATCTGGTTCGTGTACCAGAGCATCATGTGCTGCTTGCAGTGCTCAATCACCTGAGGGATGAACTTCTGAGCGAATAGCGGGTTTGATCCAAAGATCGGATCTTTCGCAAAATCCAGATGCGTTTGGAGGTGCGCTAGGTGGTCTTGGCGGGGATAAGCGAACGCGGGCTTACCAAGTGCCATCGCAGCGTTTTCGTCGCTTGCAGCGGCCTCTGTGGGCTTCGCAGCGGCAGGCATGAGCTCGTTTACGTTCGGGATCTTGGCCTGCTTCAGAATCCGCTGGATAACCGCAGGCGGATCAAACAGGTTCGGATACTTATCCATCAGCGAAATGACCATCTGGGTCTGCGCCATGCGCTGGCTTTCGCTGAAAATGTGCGGATCAGACACTGGAATGACGTCTGAGTTACGCTCAAAGTCCTCGCGCTCAATCCGCAAGTCAGCAACAACGTCGCCTTTTGCCTGATCATCAAGATACCAGCGGTTAATCCGACCCAAAATCATCAAAACGCGCTTCTGAGACTCATGTAACCGCGCATGGATCGCAGAAAACACCGACGCGCCCTGCTCAATCATCGCCAAAGTCGTTCCAACCGGCGCTTGAGACGTCACATCAGCGATTTTTTCTTCAGAAGTGGTGATTACGCCCTTCGCCGCGTCCGTCAACCAGCCTAAAAGCTGGAATAACACGGCTGAAGGCGGGTTAAATGGCAGCGGCATCGCTACTTTGCGGATGTCATCAACGCCCGGAGCCGCTTCAATCTCTTTCACCTCAGTCACTTCGATCTGATCCGACTGTCCAGAAACCTTCGCCCCCTTCAGTTTGATCATCGTCGCCGAGTTATTGATGTGCGCCGTGTCTAAAAGCGCCCTCAAAGCCCCCGTCAGAGCCGCAGAGATGCCACCAATCAGGTGAGGCAAGCCAATCGCATACGCGCCACGCCAAGGAATGAACTTAAATTCGACGATCCAATCCAACTTCGTCATCGATTCGTCGCCCTCTTCCCAGTTCCGGTACAAACCAACAACCTCAGAGTCCAGCTCGTCGATCATCAGGATGTACGGAGCCATCTTGCCCTTCGTCCTCGGGTCGTCTTCAAGCTCCAGATGTGTATAACAGTGATATACACGGCGCACGCCATCAATATTCTCGCCCGGCTTACGCCCCTCAATCTTGTTATTCGCCTTCTCAGGACCCGTTGGCTCGGGGTCAAGGCTTGCGCTAATCAGACTAATGTCCTTATACAGCCCACGATCAATACGAGAACGGAACTCGTACTCCGTGATGTCCATCATCTCGGTCGCACGCTGCGCCGTGTAGAAGTTTGAGGCAGCAAACGGCAGCAGGATGTTGTCAATCGGCACGAACTCAGCGCATGGGCGCTTCTTCTGCTCGTCGTACCACATCTTCATGTACTGAGAGCCGCCCATTGGGAGCTGAGTAAACATCTGCTCCTGCTCATCCCGATACTCTTCGATCTGCTCAGTCAACTGCCAGTTCATGTAGTCGCGCTTGCGCTCAGCTCTGTCAGTCTTCTCTGGCGTCACCTCACCAATAATCTTCGTGCGGGTGGGGCCGTCTGGTGGGAACAACTCTTTAATCGCTCTAGCTGCGAAGTCTACGCAAGCCTCAGCCATCACAGGATGCACAACCCTCGATGCGCCTTGGAAGTTCGCCCCGCCCGGTGCATCATTACCCAAGCCAGTCCTGCGCAACCCATCCTCGTACTGCTTATCGCGCTCTTTGCGGTCTTCTTTGTCTTTCTCGAATAGGTCGAGATACTTACTCGCTAAGACCTGCAGATCGAGGTCATCAAGGCTCTCAGCGAGGTTAGCGTAGAACTCTTCGTCTTCTTCGGGGCCTTTGAACTCAGCCTCGCGGACAATCGCCGAGCCGTCTTCCAGCTCTTCGACTTCCATCTCGTCTTCATCCATGTCCACCAGAGCGCCACCGTCTTCGGTCTCTGTGATCCCCGCTATGAAACGACCAAACTCAGGGTCGATAGGCATTTCAGGCATGATGCTTCCCTTTAAATTGTGTGCTCAGGAATGATCCGACCAGCGTCTGTGATGTCAGGATCAGTGTTAAATACGCCGCCACCGTCAGCGTAGGACTGCCCTTTCTTGGCAGACTCGCGCATAGCGTCAGTCAGATCAATGTAGTAGACGGGTTCGTAATTTTTCTCTAGCCCTTTAATAAATTCTTTGACAAATTTGTTATTCGCGCCTTCTTCCCATTGATAAAGCGCCGTTCCAGAACCACCTCTAGCACTGCCGGGCGGATACTTGGCGGCAAACCAATCTCTAAATGCAGGCCAATTATTTTGCTCACCACCAATTTCTAATCGCGTCATACCCAACTTGCCGCCGTGCTGCTTGGCGTACTTCTCAAGGTAGTTCTTGTAGTTCTTGTCGTAATACTGCTTCATGCCTTCGCCGCCGACTTTGAGGTCAACACCAGCGTAATCCGTCTTCACGCCATCAAGCTGGCTCCTCAGTGCGTTGATCTCGCTCTCTGGCCTTCCCTCATATCGAGCAACGCTTATCTTATTGCGGATCTCAGCATCTTTTTGAGCGTTCTCAACCATTTTTTTGCCCAAGTCTTTGCCGACGTAGTTAGGCAATTCGTCGGGTGTCATGGCTTTGTTTACTACTAACGAGCCTGACTTATCGTAACCATGCAAGACGCCATCCTGATATGACACGCGACTTAACTGCTTACTCAGGTCATAGCGATCAGCCTGCCGCGCACCTGTCGTTAGGTATACGCGATCCATGCCGGTGTCTGCGGCTTCTTTGATCGCACGCTTTAGGCCAAGCTGATACCAGTTGTCTTTAAAGGGGGCGTCGGGTGGGCTACCAAATTGGCGAGAAGCATTTTTGATTGCTTCTTGTTCTGTTGCCCCAAAACCTAATACTTCTCCATCTTTACCGACGGCGTATTTATCTAAGTCTTTGACATAAATTACTTTAGACCCTTCGGGAAGCTGCCCTTGATAACCCTTCTCTCTACCCTGCTGATGCCAGTCTGACTGCAACTCATCAATCAGCAGACCACGCTTGCCTTCTTCGTCAACGTGATTAGCTACGCGCAGATGGAATAGGACGTTAGGCTCGTTGTCGTGGTGGCTCTGATGCATAAAATCACTAATACCCTCGCGATCAGCCTTTTCAATCGCTGCGTTGTATTCATCCCTCGACATATTTTTAATTGATGGACGTTTACTAGGCAACCTGACTCGTATTTCTCGATAGTCTTCACCACCCGGCAAGCTGTAACTCTCATCAATGTCAGGCCCGAACTTTGCAGGCTTCGTGCTATCCAACTTCGCCTCTAGTTCATCTACTTTATCGCGCATCACGGCAAGTTTGTCTTCGTACTGCTTAACGAGAGGGCTGTTCGGAGCCATCTTGCGAACGCGCTCTAACTCTGCCTGTACGTCTTTCACACCGCCACGGTAATAAATTAAGCTGTCTTCAATCCCGCTTATCGTGTCGCTGTACTCTGCAGCCTCATCGTAAGGCCGACGCACAGACTCTCTTAACGGAATACGGTTCTGCTCAACCGCAGCAATCACCTCTTCCCGAGTCACGTTAGGGTTCGACGCCAGATCGGTCAGCCCCAGCTCAGCGATGCGCTCATCTGTCACACCCGGCTGCTTCTTCAAGTCGCTAATGAATGCAGACCCCGGCCCCTTCTTGCGCTGCAGATTCAACGCCGCCTTCTCAGCAGGGTTGTAAAAGCCAACAGGGTTTGCAGGTGCCTTCACTTTGCCAGCCTTGCCTTCGGGCGCTACAGCCATCTGATAAGGCTTCATCATGTTTGCCAGCTCAACGTCTAGCATCTCCATCGCGGTGGGCGCTAGAGCCTTGCCAGCCTTGAATCCAGCATAGCCAGCAATTGGTGCCGCTGCGGTCGCACCCATTTCAAACAGTGGGCGCTCTTCGCCTGTCGTCAGACCAGCCTTGCCCATCATCTCTTGCGCAGCCGTCGTGCCATACGAACCCTCAGGCGACAGCGGGAACATAGGCGCATAGCCCATCGGTGGAGTCTTCTCAGGCCCCGTGTCCATCACCGACGCAGGCTTACGCAGCGCAGGTATCTTCTTCTGCGCATAGTCAAGGAGCTCACCGCCCATACCCAAGATGTCAGCAGGCGCACCCGCATAAGCCGCCACAGGGCCACGCATTAATACGTCCTGCACAGCGCCCGGCTTGCTCATCGAGCGCTTCTCTTTCTCAAACTGCCTCCGCAATGCCTCTACAAGGCTCGTAATGGGCTCAGGAATCGATAACGGCTTAGGCTTGAACATGTCACCTGCAACCTCGCCGGGGTTGCCTCCGCCCTGCATCTTGACCGCTCCACCTTCTTTCATCTTGCGGTGCTCGTCTTTCGCCAGCGTCCACGCGATCAGCTCGTCCAGATTGATAACGCCGCCATCCTTCTTCTTCAGCGACTTCTCAATCAGCTCATCGAGGTTGATCACGCCACCGTCTTTTGCGCCCAGCAGAGCTCGAGCATCAGCACGCACATTGTTCTGCAGGTGCTCACGCCAGTTCGAGGGGTTAACTTCATCAGGTAGCTCAAATTTTGAGCCCCCATTAACTTTGCCGCCATCTGCAAAACTTTTTTGGAAGTTGACTGTTACGCCGCGATTTTGAGGGGAGTAACCTATGCTTGCGGATGAATTGTCGCCGCCGATCTTTGCGTACAATTGATTGACACCTTTTTCATCGAGCGTTAGGCCAAACCTCTTCGCCAACTCAATGTCAAGCATTAATTTTTTAATATCTTGAGGAGATGCATTTTGAATCAAAGATGCAATTGCGCGAACATCCACATCCTCTAACGGGCTACCGCCAAGGCTTGCGTTTAACCCAGCAACATTAGAATACGGATCTTTAAATGCAAAAACATTTGCATCAATGTCGCCCCCTTCGGCTTTCTTCACGGCTCCGCCTTTCTTGCGCCCTAACAGTTGGCGCATCCGCTCTTGGTACTCATTAATCTCGTTGACTAGTTGCTCGTCGATCTTCTGTCTCGCCCCCATCAACTTTAACGTGTTGAACTCAGGAGCCTTGGGGTTCTGACGGATCATTTCCAGTTGGTCGCGATACAGTAAGTCGTAAGGCGTCGGATACCGCGTCTGCCCCAATACCCTGCCCGGAATATCGTGCGAGTAAGTTGGATGCGCCGACTCGGTCAGCGGTGCTGGCCTCAGCTCACCCAGCGTAAAGCCAGACGCGCCTGTCTCAAGGTTCGTCAACTCAGGATGACTTACAGCGAACTGCACATCAGCAGCAGGACGTAAGCCGTACTTCTCGCTCTTCTCTAAGCGGTCAGCCAGATGCTTACGCAGGTTCGTATCAGTCAACGCCATATCCAAAACGGCGTCCATATCCCCAAAGCCGGGAAAGTCAGGGAAGGTCACGCGCTTACCCTGAGGATTGATGAACCCCTCTTTGATGTCCTTTGTCAGCGCCTGCTGCGCCTTCTTCGTCAACTGGTCAGGCCGCTGGTACTGTAAAAGCGACTCCAGATAATGCTGAGCAAACCCAAGGCCGCTTGGCATCTTCATGTAGGACGCGATTACTGGTGCGTTGCCGTACTGCCGAGACGCCCTATCTGCGGCGCTTAGAAGCCCTGTAGCCGCGCCTAAGTTAGACGCCCATAGCTTTTCCTCGTCGCCATATCGCGGGCCGCCATGCAGCGTTACAGGCCGCTCAAACGGCACATCGCCAATCCCCGACAAGTTCACCCGAGCCAATGTCGGATCGCCCGGCAAGCCAAGCAGCACCGAACCCGTCTGATCTTCCAGCGTCATGTAGGGCAACGGAGCTGACGGGTCAACCGCGCCCGGCAATACACTGCGCTCAACTGGCAACGTCTGCTCACGCTTGAACTGCTTCTGAGCTTTGCCTGCGACAGTCTTCGCACCCTTGGCCTCACGAGTCATCTCACCAGCCACCTGCGGAGCCATGCGCTCAGCGTACATCCGAAGCTCAGCCTGCGTTAGCGGCTGCGCTCTGGGCATCATGGGATCATTGACGCCGAAACGAATCGCCTCGTTCAGTTCGTTGCGCTTGGCTAAAGCCGACGCAGTGTCGCCAGCCTTCTCAGCCTTCTTGATGTCGGTCGTCAGCTTCTTGATCAGCTTCATGAAGGAGGGAACGCCACCAGCCTGCATGGCTAAGCCGCCTTCGGCTTTCGTAATGTCAGGGTCAGTAATGTCGTAAGTGCCACGGTTGCCGATAGCGGACTTGATCTTGCGTGGGTCGTAAACGCCAAGGTTCTTAATCCCAGACTCTTTTACAAAAAAAGCGTCGTGCCCCAGACTCCTTATGATTTCTTGTAAATCAGCCTTCTCTACACCGCTCCAATTGTCTCTTTCGCGTAAAGGCAACTCGCGCACATTTTTTTCAAACCAGTGGTGCCTTAATGATTCTTCTGAAGGGACGGCTCCCGATTTATCTCGCCGCAACGGATATTTTTCTTTGTATGCTTGAATAACGCTCTCAATGTGCTCTGGGTTTTCGTAGTCCCAAGGGTTTTTAACTTGAACACGCACCGGATATGTAGTCGGCGTATAACCGCCGCTTATCTCCCAATCGCCGCCTGAATATCTGCCAGAAAACTGTGAACTTGGCGTCAAGAAAACAGCGTCTCGGTTATCAACCGCCCAAGGTTCAATCGTATTTCCGGGGTATTGTTTTTCTTTTATCATCTTGCCCGTTTTAAATTCAGTCAGGTCAGGCCTTGATGTTCCGTGATACAGGCGATCTTTTACCGCTGACGGCTCAAGGAACTTCTGAAGCCCCTGCTCTCTGGCGGCAGTCGGCAGCACGCCTTTACCAATCGTCGTGCCAGCAAAACCCATCGCCAAGTCTTCGAGCTTCTGCAGGCGCTCTTCGCGGGAGTCGCTCTTCTTTGGAAGGTACTGCTCAAGGATGCGCTGCAGCTCCGCTTCAGGCTCGGTCGCCAAACCCTTCAGGCGCGACTTAGTGCGCTCGTACTGCTCGGCAATCGCCTCTTCCCAAGGGAACGGTTTCGCCGCGCCACCAGCACGAGTCTTGCCGCTAACTTTCTTTTCGTCTGCCATAGTCACACCGCGTAAGGGTTGCCCTTCTTCCGACCGTAGTATTCAACTTCCCGATCTTCCTCAAGGCGTGGGTCAATGTCAAGGAAACCCGCATCCCTCAGGTACCGCAGCGCCTGCGTGCAACTGTCTACAAAGTCATCGTGCGTAGACTCAGGGAAGCTGCAGATTTGGCTAACAAAGCCTTCAGCCCAGTCCCGCACATAGCCCTTGCGTTGCGTGCTCTCAGGTATCCACACCCGCTTGTGCGCGATGATGTTCGCCACAATCGATAGCCGCTGGATCTTGTCCGCCCGTCCGGGGTTGTACGCCCTCACTGGCAGATGCGCCCTCTGTAAGTCTTGGATCAGGGATATGCCAGCCGCCTTGTCTTCAATAAGTACAAGGTCAACTTTCTTCCCGCCGGTAAAGTTTCCTCGCTCTTCAGCCTCGGGGTCAGCGCCATACGCCACCTTGAATTCCTCAATAACCTTCGGACGGAGATCCGGGTACTGCAGGCGGTCTTGCCACGCATCGATGAGCATGACAGACATCGGGCCGTCCTCAGGCTTAAAGACGCCCCAAGTGGTGGCGGCGGTTGGATCATTGATAGTCTTTTCCGTGTACGCGCAGTCATAACTCTGGATGATGTATTCGAACTTAGGGAACGGCTTGTTGGCAGGCCACAGGCGGAAGTGCTCCCGCTTGACCATGCCGCCCTCTTCTGGGTCGATCAGCTCAGCGTAGATCTCCTGCCGCCCGAGCTTGGTGCCCTCGTACTGCAGGATCTGCTTACGGAAGTTGTCAGCTAGGTTGTCGAGGTTCTCGTAGGTTGAGGCGGTCACCAGCGCCACATCGTCGCCCTGCCGGTCTACCAGATCGAGGATCAGGTCTTTGGGCTTCGGGGTCGTCGTGCAGATCAGCCGCACCTTCTTACCTAAGCGCAGGCCGAACGACATCATGTCCCAAGCCTCCTGAAGGTAGTCCCATGCCGCCAGCTCGTCGCACCAGCCACCGTGGAACTGAGGGCCTCGGAAGCGCTCAGGCTCGGACGCGGGGATGCCTTTGATCAGCGACCCATTAACTAGCAC